CTACCAAAAGCCCTTTGTGGTCTGGTACTAATATAAGTGTCTTGTTTGACTGGCGGGCAAATACTCTGCCCTCGTGGTCGTACTGCATAATTACGTCGCTTACGTCTGCGCCGTCCAGCGCGTGTGCGTCTATTCTCTCGTAATACTTAACGCCGTCGTACTCATACAGTAAGTATGGTACGTCGAATGTAGTAGCGTAGCCCTCTACGTAGCAGTCGCTGTCTAGCCGTTTCCCTGCGTCCAGTACAGAAAGCGGCGCCGCAAGCGCTCTGTATTCTCTCTCTTTACATACTGGCATTTACTCTGCCCCCTCTTTCTCTGTTTTATTTGGTTCTGTTGGCTCTGTAGGCTCTTTTGGCTCTACTGGCTCGGTTGGTTCTGTTGGTGTTACTTGCGCTGCTGGTTCTGCTCCTGCTGCCGCGCCTGCGATAATAATAGGCGGCTGCTCTTTGTGCTTGTCCAGTTCGCTTACTTCTGTGTATTCTTTGCGAATATAGTACTTGTCGCCGTCCTCTACGTGCGCCATATTCCAAATATCCATAACGCCGTTACGATTAAGTAGCCCTCTGTCGAATAGCTGCGTAGATACTTGTAGCTTTGTAGAGTTGCTAGCGTACTGCAAGCGGTTTGCGCTAAAGGTAATCATATTGCCGTGTGCAATTTCTCGCGGTGTATAGGTCATATTTGACATTACAAGCGATAACTGCAACGCAAACGGCTCTATTTTGCCCTCATAGTACGCGTTCCATTGTTCCTCTGTAAATTTGTTCTGCAATATATCCATATTTGTACCAAAATGCGTGCATACGTTTTCTTGTATCTGCTGCATTTGCAGGGCATTTGGCGTATATGGCTTGCTTTCCACCTGCTTAAGCTCGCTAAACTTACTGTCGTAAATAATCATACCGCTTTTATTGTCAGCGCTTAAGTTGTCCTCTGTAAATCGCTCGCGCTCTTTCTTAATATCCTCTGGCTTAAGCATATTTGCTACTTTTGCCATAAAGCGGATGCTTGCAGAGTTCTTAACCGCGTTAATAATACCCTCGTTACTGGTATGTATTAGCTGCATTGTCGGCTGCATTGTCTTGTTATCCTCGCCGAAAAGGTCATCTTTGTACTGGTGCGTCGTCAAAATTCCTACGCGCTCAATTTCTATAGCTGCCTTTTCTCCGTTTGCAAAGCTGTAGCGTAAGTATATTTGGTCTTGGTACTCTAAAACCTCGCATAACTGCGGTAACAAAGGATACCAGCCAATTAAGCAGCCGTACTTATCCTCTATCGGTATAATAAAAGCTGTGTGCTCGCACTCTAAAATAGTTGCTACCCTTGCTATAAATTTCGTAGTGTCCATAAATGCGTTAGGCTTAAACTGTAGCGTACGCTCCAAGTGTTTAATTGCGTTGCCGCTTACCTCTGGCTTAAGTTTGCTGCAATGTGTCGCAAAGCTATTTATAGCGGTTCTGGTTAAGTCCATTTCGTATACGCCCCCAGAGTAGCTAGTAAATACTGGCGTATATCCGTTAAGCATCTTAAAGTACTCGCCCATTATTTTTCTTTCTTTTGTGTGAAATAAATAATCTAAAAGTCCTATCGTTCTCACTTCCTTTCTATGCCGCATTTTTAAGCAGCTCGCCTATCTCTGTGTAATATTTTTGGCGTACTGTCATAGCATCAATTACACTAACAAAGCCGTCTATATGTGCTCTTTGTTCGATTTTGATAGGTCTAAACTTTCTCGTTTCCATATTCTGCTTAAGCGCGACATTTAAGAAATGTGTTTTAAGCAAATTGTTGTTAGCTATCTTAAAGTTTCCGTCTTTAATAATTCCCTCAAACTCTCGTATAACTGGCGTTAAGTTCTCGCCTTGGTATACGTCGTCTGTATGAAAGCCGTAGCCCTTAAGGTCGTCTACTAAATACTGCGCGCTATATCTGTCGTAGCCTATCTGTAAAGTTCTAATGCCGTATACTTCCATAAGCATTACGTACCAGTCGTATACGTCGTGATAGTTTACGTAGTTTTCGCCAGATAGTGTTATTAGCCCTTTCTTAACAAATAGGTCATACGGCACGCCGTCCAGCGCTTGCAGCGTCTCTAATCTGTTCTGCGGCATAAAGAACTGTGTAAACGCATAAAGCTTGCCTGCTCGCTCTATTACCACGGATGCGGCCGTTAAGTCTGTTGTCTGGCTTAAATCAATGCCGCCCACCGCGTAGCAGTCTCTAAAGTCCTCTAAGCTTAAGTCTACGCCCGCTTTTTCTACTGTCGTAAATTCCAGCCAAGCTATAGAGCTGTTCTGCTTAATGTTGCAGTACTTCGTTATAAACTCTGCCTTTTTACTTAAGCTGCCCTCTGCTACTGCTATTTCATCCGCGAAAAAGCTTTCTTTAACAGATATACCCATATTAGGGTTAGCCTTGCGCAGCTCTTGTAAGTCGTTCCATTTTTCTACGTCGTCTATCATATATAAAAACGGCAAAAGCCTACGCTCTTTGCTATTTCCCTTAAGAAAGCTTGTCGCTCTCTTCATAAGCTCGTCGTAGATACTGTCGTTAATATATCCAGCTGTTGAAATTGATAAAATCATAGGCTGCCGCCTTGCACCTAGCGCAGATTTCATAACTTCATACTGTTTTAAGCCTGCGTCGCCGCTCCACGCTGCCATTTCGTCACATACTACTAGCTGCGGGTTAAAGCCGTCGCTCTTTTTGGCGTTAAATGCTATAGGCTTAATTACTGTGTTGGTTTCCTCAATGTAAATATCGCTGCGGCGTTTCTTTGCCAGTTCCTCTAGCTCTTCCTCGCTCTGTATCATTTGATAAAAGCCGTCGTATACTAGCGCTGCTTGGTCTAATTTTGGCGCTAAGCAGTATATCTCTTGCCCGTATTCTGGCTCTAGGTACGCCATATAGGCAATTACCGCGGATGCAAATAAAGATTTGCCATTTTTTCTGCCAATTACTATAAAAATTTCTCTAAAAATGCGTGTATTTTCGTTATCAACTAGCCCAAAAATGCAGCACACTATAGCTTTTTGCCATAGCTCCAGCTTTAGTAAATCGTTGCGGCCTTTGCTATGGTGGCAAAAGTTTTCTATGAACTTAATAGCCTTGTTTGCTTTCTTTGCGTTGTAAAAGTATTCCTGCTCTTCCAGCGCCTTTATGATGATATTAAATATAGCTAATATCCACTTACCCGCTATAATCTCGCCGCTTGTAATTTTAGCGTGGTACTCGTAAATATAATTTGAATATGGCACTATTCATCACGCAGGGCAGCCAGCTTACTTGCTTTGCGTTTTTGTGCTGGCACTAACTCCGTTAATTGCTTGATAATAGCGGCGTAATTCTTGCTTAGAGCTAAGTACGTTTCTGCCTCTGGGCTTTTCTTTGTTCCGTACTGGTTCTCGCCGTTCTTATACTCGCTAGTCCAGCCCTCTTGCTCTATCTGGTCTTGTAATACGTCAAGCTCTACGGACATAAACGCCGCCTTTTCTATAAGCGGTGTTACCAGCTTTCGCTTGCCCTCTTCTAAGTCTTTAAAAATGCCCTTTAGTCTGGTCATTTCTTTTTTTATCAGCTGTTCTTTTGTGTACTCTTTCTTAGTCGCCATATATTCCCTCGCTTTCTGCTACACCACACCCCCTACACCACGTATGCGCGCCCCCGTAGGGTATTTTTAAGCCCCCACCTCGGTAGCCGTCGCCCCAAAAATAATATTTTTAATGGGGGGAGTATGAGTAGTGCCAGCGCTATTGCGCGACGCTTTCATATCGGCACTACGTTTCCGTTAGCGTCGAATGAGTAGCGCCCTTGCCTCTCGTTCCTATGGTGCTCTTTGTTGTGGCAGTCTTGGCATAGTGCCTCTAGGTTGTCCCAGCATAGAGCTATATACGGGTTGTTTATATTGTCTGGTGTTAGGTATGTTTTATGGTGTACTATCTTTGCTGGCTCTCCGCAGCGCTCGCATATATATTGCTGGCTTAGCATATATGCGTCTCTGGTATCAGCCCAGCCCTTGCTAAAGTAAAAGCCTCTAGCCCACGCTTTCATACTGTGCACCCTCTCTCTGCATAATCAAAAAAGAGCGACACTAAACCAAGCCTTTACTAAGGCTGGTTAATACTCGCTCTTTTGCACAGTACTATTTTACCTCTAATTCGCCCTTAAAAAAACCCTACGTTTTCCCAAGGTTTTTACAAGCCTATATAAGCGCGTCCTCGTCCAGCCCCCATAGCATTACGGATAGCTCGCTAACTGCTGCCGTAACCCAGTTTCTAGGCGTGTTCTTGCTCGTGTTTAATTCTGCCGCTATATCCTCGTAGCCGCAGCCTTGCATAAAATACATATCAAAAGCTTTATACTCTATTTCGCGCCCCTTTTCAGCTCGCCTTTTTTTAAGCTCTTCTACGGCTACGTCTATATGCTCCAATATTAGCAGCGTCTTAAATTTGCTACGCCTTATGGAACGTATGTATAAGCCCTGCTGCTCTGCGTCCAAGTTCTCTAGCTCTGGCTTTTGCCCTGCTGCCGTATGTATAACAGCGTCTCTGTAGCTCTTAAGTAAATTAAAGGTCGTTTTATAGCGCGTGTTTTTTCGCTCCGTTTCCTTGTGCTTTTCATACTCCCTTATTCCCTCTGCCGCAGCATCCGCTAGCAAGCTTTTTAACTCATTCTCTGTAAGCTCCATAATTGCGCCTCGCTTTCTGCTAGTTAAATGGCAGCTCTTCGTCTATGCCGTCTGGAATATTCATAAAGCCGTCGCTGGATGCTGGCGCAGGTTCTGCCCCGTTTTCTCTTGCCTCTTTTTCTGCCTTGCTTTCTCCAAAGTTAAGCTCGGTAGCCAGTACCTCTGTGTAGTATACCTTTTCGCCGTTCTTATTTGTGTAGCTGCCAGTTTTGATTTTTCCAGCTAGTTCTATTTTGCTGCCCTTTGCTAAATACTTCTCTGCAAACTCGCCTAATTTTCCAAGCGCTTTGCAGCTTATAAAGTCTGTCCCGTCTTTGTCGTCTACGGCAAGCGTAAAACGGCTAATAGCTGTGCTGCTATTTTCCCCGCCGTAGCGCGTCTCTGGGTTTCTCGTAAGTCGTCCAGTAAGTATTACTTTATTCATCCTCTTTTTTCTCCCCTTTGTCCTTTTTGATTTCGTTAAATATTACCGATAGCTCTAAGGCTATAAATACCAGCAAAATATTTGTTAATATCATTTTTTCTTTACCTCGCTTTCTTCGCATCTTGGAAACGGGCAGCGCTCGCAGTCTTTATGCTCGCATTTACTCTGCAAGCTGTAGCCCGCTATCTTTAGTATCGCAAATAGCAGCACGACTGCTGCCAATGTTATAAATAACTCCATATCGCGCCTCTATTCTGTGCCCGTTTCGAACACTTTTACACCCAGTATGCAGTAGCCCTCTTGTAGTCCCGTGTACTCTTCCAGCATATATACAATATCTGCCAATATGTAGCGGCCAGTATAATTACCGCCTGCGTATTCCTGCATCTTAAGCCCGTCGCCCTGCTTATATCCTCTGTCGTTCTTTCTAAGCTCAAAGCTTTTTACGCCGCTTACTACGTCGTCCCAGAAAAGCGTAGCTAATTTTACCTCGTGTATTTTTCTCTCTGGCTGGCTGCTTAAGTGTGCATCTACTGCGGCCTCTCGTTCTCTCTGGTCTAATATGCGCTTAGTTTCTCTGTCTATTCTGTCCTGCTCTTCGCTGTAGCGCTGTTCCTCGGTCTTTTCTGCCTCTGCCTTGTTAATATACTCGTCGCACTTCTGGCAAGTTCCAGTTTTTACGTTGCAGGTAGAGTAATTTAGGCACGAATAGCAAAGGCTCGTTATGCTCTCTGGGTGCGGTGTTCTGTAATCGTCGCCCGCTTTTCTTTCTTGTACTGCTGCCGCTATCTCTTTTGCTCTTATTTCGTCGCCCGCTGCCGCAGCTGCTGCTATTGCGTTCTGTTCTTCCTCTGGCAGCTTGCTAGTTTCGTAAGCAGCTGTTATGCCAAGGTTGCCCGCCTTAAATTGTTCTTTTGCCTCTGGCGTTAAGTTGTTTTCGATACTCTCCATACGCCCTATGTTTGTTGTACTCTCTCCCAGTAAGTCCGCTATAATATCCCTTAAGCGTCCTTTAATCTCTAAGCCGTCCTCTTTCTTGGCTCTTAGTAGCGCTTTCTTAAGCCTTGCCGCCTGCTCCGTTTTCTCGTATGCTGTAAGCTCTCTGTTAAAGGCGTTGCCTACGATTAAGCTAAGCTCAAAGGTTGCCTCTGTCATATCTCGGTATAAATACCTTACTTTCTTGTACTCTTCGTAACCTTGCTCTGCTAGCATCTTGTTTGCTAGGTTTCTGCGGTGTCCGCTAATTATTACATATTTGCCGTTTATTCTGGCTAATACTGTTGGCTGCTGCTGCCCTACAGCTAAAAAGCTCTCTGCCAGTTCTTGTATATTGTCTTGACTGTAAAAATTGCTCTCTGCTGCCTCAACCTCAAACGGGCTTAAATATATCTCTGTGTATTTATCTACAGTTCCTACGCCTGCTGCCGCCTTGCTCTGGGCGTTCATAATGTCCATAAAGCTAAATTTACCTGCTGCCATTGTCTCTACCTCTCTTCCTGCTTAAGATATTCTGTTACAAAGTTTTTGTAGTCCTGCGCCGCGCTGCATCTTGGGCTATACTCGTATACTGGCTGTCTAAAAAAGGTCGCCTCTGTTGCTTTGTCCGTATATCTAATTTTCGTAAGCATTTTTACTGGGCTTTTCTTCTCCAGCCACTCCAAGCCAGCTATATTGCTGTCGTTGTTTTTATACATTGTCACTACAGCGCCCAGTAGTTTAATATCTGGGTTAATTGCTTTAGCCGTCTCTATCTGCTCTGCGATAATGTCCAGCCCCTCTAACGCCCACTCGTCTATTTTGACTGGTACTATAACCTCGTTTGTAATGGTTAAAGCATTTACCACGTTAAGCGCTATGTCTGGCGGGTTGTCGATAATCATATAGTCGTACGCCTGCTCTACTGGTATCGCATCAAATACCGCGTAGCCGTAGTCGAATATCTTAGCTTTAAGCAGCTGCTCGTATCTTGTGTGCTGCTCCGTGTTCTGGTCGCTCGTTATTTGGTATGTTGCGGCCAGCAGCGACATATTAGCGGGTATAATGTCTAAGTATTCGTACTTGGTATGGCATATAACGTCCGCTGCCTGCTGCCACTCTGCGCTTAATAGCCTTGCTGTCTGGCATATCCCAGCTGCATTATACGTCCCAAACGCCTTGCTTATATTCCCTTGCTTGTCGTTATCCAGTACAAGTACTCTTTTGCCTCTCTTGTTCAGCTCGTAAGCCAAATTGTAGGCTGTAAAGGTTTTACCTACGCCGCCTTTAAGGTTAATTACGCTTATTACTTTCATTGTCTGCGCCTCTCTTTCTCTCCGTTGAGCCTAGCTTGTTATTTTTGTATCTTTGGTATCTATGTTGCAGGCATAAGCGCGTCAAGCAATACATTTGCCAGCGGTTCTGCCCCTGCATCCGCAAACACTCCAAGGTCTAAGTATGCGGCTAACGCCTCTGCCGCCTGCTGCCAGCCGTAACATACAATAGCCTTATAGCCTAAGTCGTTAAGACTTCTTAGCCACTCGCTCTGCTTTTCCGTTGTTTTATTCTTGCCTACTTTAAGCTCTATGTATAAGCCGTGGTAGCCGCCGCGCGGTACTGGTAGGCTTAAGTCTGGCACTCCTGCCTTTACGCCTCTTCGTTTAAGCGCTATAGCTGTTGCTTTATCTCTTTTGCCGCCGTTTGGTATATGGTGCAATAGCTTAAGCTCTGGGTATCTGTGGCGCTGCATATCGCACCAACTAAAAAGCACCTCTTGTGCTCCGTCCTCTGTGTCAATTCTTACGCATCTTGCCATTTCGTCTACTTCCTTTCTTGCGTTTGCTGTGCATCAGCATTACGCCCATTGTGTATATGCCTGCTGGTACTGCTGCCATTAACAGCCCGCCTGCTGCTATAATCAATACTGCCAGTATCGCAGTACTTATAGTGTCCTGCATCCGTTCGCCCCCTTTCATTCCAGCTTAACCATTGTGTACCTAAACCAGCCGTAGCCGTAGTACTCTGGGCTAGCGATACCCTGCGCTATTGTGTCCTTGTCTACGTAGTAGCCCTTAATAGCTTTTGCCTCTACCTTGTAGTAGTTCCTGCTGCTCATTACCTCGTATACTGGCTCTGGTCTGTCTAGGTTCTTGCTACAGTTCCAGCGCTTACCTTGTAATGCGCCCTCTTCCTCGGTTCTGTGGGTATCTGTATATTTAATCAAATAGCTAGCAAGCTGTTTGTAGTTTCCGCTGTCGTCTAATGGGAATATTTTTACTCTTGTGTGCCCCTCATAAGCTTTATACCAAGCTTTCTGTAATATCTCTGTATCTGGTGCTTTATTTATAACTAAGTGGTGGTGGCGTGCTCCCTTGCTGCCTATCTCCATAACGCTTATGTACTTAAGCTCCTGCCCTATCTTCTTGTACTCTTTTCTTAACTCTCTTAAAAATACGCTTATGTCCTTGCGCATCTGCTCTTTAGTTCTCTCTGGCTTTCCCTTTACTCGTATGTAATCTAGTACTACGTGGTAATCTCCATAGCCATAATTATTATTTATTAACAGTCTTAGCTTTCTTTCCGCTTGTCTGGTGTTTACTTTTTTCTGTTGCTCTTTTGTGGGCTTTACCTTATCCCCTCTCTTTTGTCCTTTTCTGTTATATCTGGATGTATAAAAGTACTCTACCTCTATTGTCTTTCCAGCCTTAGTAGTTCGTTTTACGTATGGCATATATATTACCTACCTTGTCCTAAAGTTAATACTTTTATCAAGTGATTAAAAAGGGCTGTAAACCCTCGTTTTTATTGACTTTTCGCCATACTCCGTATATAATGTCTTTAGTGGCTTTTATTTTTTATATACAGCTGTATAGCATAGCGCCTGCGGTATTCCAGTACCGCGGGCGCTTGTTTTTATGCCCTATTCGTTTTTGCTCT